TTCTTAGCAAACTGCGTAGAACTGCCACCAGAGCCACCAGAAGCAGTTGAATTTATGGTAATCGTATCGCTGCTTGCATCTGTTGTAATTGTGATGTTGTTACCAGCAGCAAGCGTAAGTGTATCTGTGGTTGCATCTGCAACTACGTCAGATTGACCTGATACTGAAATCGTTGAAAATAAGTTTTGACTTCCACCGCCACCAGAACTAGCAAATGTTATTTCGTCACCACTAGCATTAGTAGTAATCGTCATGTTTGAGCCAGCTACTAAAGTAAGTGTGTCTGCTGCTGCATCTGCGACTACATCGCTTTGACCAGATACAGATATTGTTTTAAATGCTTCACTTACTGAGCCACCGCCTGTAACGCTAAAGTCTAATGTACCGTCAGAATCCTCGTAGGTAACAGTTATGTTGCTTTCTGTGTTACTAGAAACCATAGCACCTACGGTATCTTGTATAACCTCTGTTAAGTCTATGTTTGCAGTACCATCAAAAGATACGCCATGAATAGTTCTTGCAGTTGCTAACGCTGTAGCTGTGGCCGCATTTCCTGTAATGTCTGATGATGTTAAAGCAAGCGTTCCTGTTGTGGCTGGTAACGTAACTGTTACATTGCCTGAATATGCTGAGTGTGCTGCTGCTTGTAATCTGCTGTAATGTGCATTTGACGATTCACAATAAAAGTCTACATAAGATTGAGTACCACCATTTTTAATTGCTATAGCACCCTGGCTTATTTGTACGCCGTTTGTAGATCCACCGCCAACACCTAAAGAAGTTGTAATCTCTGTAGCTGCTGGTAAGCCAATAGTTATTGTTCCTGAACTTTCTGCTACTTCTACTTCGTTAGAAGTGCCTGAGAATGTAATAGTTCCGCCAAGTGCTGTTGCCGTTGTATTGCTTCCATCACTAACTGTAATTGATGAGTTAGCTAATTTAGAGTTTGCAATAGAGCCAGCTAACATAGCATTTGTTACACCTGATGCTTTGACGTTTAAGGTATTGTTAAGGGAATTAATTTCTATAGAACTATCGTCTACTAATACAGATAAATCTATTGTGCCATCGCTGTCTTCGTAGCCGACTGAAATAGCGTTTTCAGTATTAGATGAAAACATAGGTCCTACTATGTCTTGTACGCTTTCAGCAACTAAACTAGCTGACAAAGTACCACTAGCTAAATTAGTAAGTGTAACGTTACCTGTAAGATCGCCACCTAGTGTAATGACAGGTGATTTATTTATAGTTACAGCAGATGCAATATCTCCACCGTCAATATTAAGTGATACGGCTGTACCAGTACCGCTAAAGATTGCATCAATAGCATCTAAGTTAGCGTTTAACTTTTGTCCCCAGTTGGTAGAAACATCTAGCTCTGGTTTAGTTAACGATAAATTTGTTGTTGTAGTATCTGCCATTACGCTGAAGCCTGTTTATCTAATTCTGTATATGTAGCCGCAGAAACCGTTTGTTCTGTCCAGATCCCATCTGCTACAGTTTGTTCTGTAAAAGTTGTTTCAGCGACTATTTCTTCTTCCCATTTTAAACCACCAAGAGATACAAAACTACTTGTTCCTGTAATACCGCCTGCGCCTAAGAGAACTAATCGACCATCTGATACTATTGCTGATTGCGGTGTAGCGTTTGCAGCTCCAAGAATTACTAATTGTCCAGCAGATGCCAGGCTTGAAACAGCAGAAATATTTGATGCTCCAAGATCTATCTGTATAGCAGCCGCGACAATACTTGTCGTGCTTATAGTAGCTGCATCGGTGTTAAGTATTCTTAAACCACTAGCAGATGTGCTAGAAGCAAGACTTACAGCACTAGCGCCTAAATTAATTTTACGACCATCAGCAGTAAAAGCTGATACGCCTGTAACAGCTACCGCACCAAAATCGTATTGAAGATTATTCCAATTAGACTTGTTGTAACGTCCAAAGTTATATGTTTGTTCGGACATTACTTTACGTCAGGGTTATATCTACGTCACCTGCGTTGAATCTAAAAACGTCACCAGAAGAAACTGTTTTATTAGCAGTTAAGTTTGCGTATGCTAATAAATTACCACTTGTACTGGCATCAAATATGCCTACAGCTACAACCGTTCCGTAATCAGCAGTTGCAGTTGGATATTCTACCGCAGCAGAGTTAGTTGCTAATGTGCCTGTCCCTGACACAGAAAAAGCCATTGATTGTCTGGCGTAAGCTCCACCAGAAACTTCAGTACCGCCACCAGTATCGGATGGAGCTACAGTAAATAAAGCAGCATACACAGCTGTTGGTGAAGTGTACGCTGTGTTTGTAAAAACGTGCTTTAATAAAGCATCTTCTAAATAATCAGTAAATCCAGACATTTTTTCCTCTTATTAACTCATAAAGTATACATTTTTTTTAGCCTTACCATAAGTTCTTCTTCTTGGTAATAGTGAGCCTTTACTAAATTCTTTATTCTCTTCTTGAAGTCTTATTTCTTCTAATGCTTTTTCAAACAAAGCGCTAAATCTAGCAGCTCTGTCATCTTCCATAAGAAACAATGATGCGTGTTTTAAAGCGCCATATAAATAAACGTCAGGATGATTATTAGATACAAAGTTACTTGTATTGGAATCACTAAGCGCTGCAATTTTTTCATAGTAAGTAAGTTGTAAAGTGTATGCTTTATCTGGTTTTGGAGAGAACTCCATTGTGTTATCCACTATTGCATAAAAAATTGGTTGGCCTGTTATGTTGTCGTTTGCCGCTCTATGTACGTCTAAAGACTCAATAGATTGTTGTAATACAGGCTTAAAATCATTTGAAGTAATTTCTACGTTTATAACTTCTAGCCAATCTGTGGGTAAAGATAAATATTGTAGTTCTGCCGTAGCTGTTGCTCTTTTAACCATGTCGGCAGCTCTTAATCTTCTATTCAACTCCGCTTCTGTTTGGTCAATAAAACCATCTAACTCAGAAGTTAAATCACTTCTGTTTAAATAACTAGCAATCCTTGTTTTTAATTCTGAATACGTCATATTTTGCCTTTCCAAACTCTAAACATTTTATTGTCTGGATCGTTTAACCATTTTTTAAGATGCTTTTTATCTTTAGTAGATCCTTCTCGTAACATCTTTTGATATATTACCATAGGTATCTCGGCTACATGCCTAAATTCTTTGCCAGGTTGCAATTCACTATAGTTTTTAACTGCGTCTAAAACAGGTTTAACGTCTTGCGTGGTGTGGTATATGTGTTTGTTGTCCTCAGTAACAAATTCGTTTTTGAGGCCTGTGGTGTGATCTATGATTGTGCGTATTGCCATGTAAAAAAAGGGAGGGGATAACCCTCCCTTTTTTAGTTATTAACCAGCGTCAGTAGATGATACTTTGACATCTGCCACGATACCGTGTGCAGCTTCATTTTTCATTTCTAAGCCGTACTCACACAAAATCATTTTTGTGTCGGCGTCGCCCACCGTTGCAATATCAACAGTTTCAAAATCTCTAAGATATGCTACAGCAGCGTATTCTGGGTCTAACAAGTGAACAGCTTGTTCTCTACTTCTGTTTGAAGGAACTACTTGTAGTTCACCAAAATCTCCAGAGTAGATAGAGACAGAAGCCTCGATAGTGTTAGCGTCGACAAATTGTCTAGCTTGAGACCTACCTGTGAAACCAGATATAACTGATTTATTGTAAGGTCCAACCATCAATAAAGAAGGCTCTGCACCACTAGCGAAACATTGTTGTTGAACATCTTTAACCATAGCTTCGGTTAAATCTCTTCTAGTTCCGTTAGTTCTAGCTGCTGAGTCAGATCCGTTTGCGCCATCACTAGCTTTGTTTACGTTGGTAGCGTACCAAGTTTCCAAAGATCTAGTTTGTCTCGCAGTAGAGACATTACCAGCATTTTTGGCAATGTTCTGAGTAAGCGCTTCTTCCATGTCTCTTTTCAGAGCTTTAGCCATAATAGCTAGTTGGTGCGCCATCTCAGAGTTTTTACCAGCCGTGTCAGTAGCCTCTTGAGATCCTGTTACTGTAGCGTCTCTACTTGAGATCATCGCTACGTTGGTTGCCCTAGTTGTATTAGTAGACGTAGATTTACTTAACTCGAATCCTTCAAGTTGACCTGTTGAAGATGGAGTTGGTAAAACTTCTGTCTGCCAATCAAATTGGACGTTTGAAATATTTCTTTTTCCGATAGCTGAAAGGAAAGGTGTTTGAGTAGGAGAAATATTATAAATAATATCTGCTAAATCTTCTCTGTTACCAATCGCTTCATATGAATCGAAAGCATTTGTAACTTGTGCCATTTTTTACCTCTTATTTATTAAGCATTTGTTCAAAAACTTTAGCCGCATCTGTTGTTTTTCCAGATTTGGCCAACCTTTGACGTAATTTTTTCTCTGGTGCTACCGTTACTTTTCTAGTTGATGCGCCTGGTTTACCTGCTCTAACTGAGGCTTTTTGTGTAGGCTTTTTCTTAGCTGCGGTTGCAGTTTGGCTTTGTAGCCAAGCATTTCGCAAACCAAGTAAAGCTCTATAGTCATAGACTTGATCCATTTCTTGAGGACTAAATCCTAAAGTTTCTATCGCGTAATTCCTAATTTCAGATTTCTCTTTGTTAGCAATCTTTTCGTCAGACCACTCAGGTACAATTTCTAAAAGTTTTTGCTGCCCAAATTCAACCATTTGTTGAACTTGTTCTTGCTGTTTAACTGCGGCTTCTTGTTGAAGCCTTTGTTGTTCAGCTTGAACTGCTTGGAGCTTTTCCTTTTTCTGATCCCATACCTGCTTTTCTCTAACGTAAGCGATTGGATCTTCTTCGCTCAGTTTCGCCCAATCAGGCTCATTCTCTATATCGCCCATAATCTGGGCTTCCATTTTTGGTAGCAGTTGAGAATAAACTGCATCTCTTTGAGCTAACTCTGCTTGCTGTTGTTCAAGAGTTTTTCTCTCGTGTGACAGTTCTTGAGTTTTTCTCGTATAGTCTTGTTGTCTCGAATAGCCGCGTTGCAGTTCTTCAAGCGTTACCTCTTGTTCTACACCATCTACTTTGACCGTGTAAACTTGAGGTTGCTCTACCTCTTCAACTTCGCTTTGTTCTTCAAACTCTTCTTCTGGTAAATCTTCTTGATCTACCTCCTCCAATTCATCAATCTCTACAGCTTCATCAGCTTCTTCAATTAACTCATCTTCTATAATTTCTTCTGTTTGTTCTATTTGCTCTTCTTCTGGAGATAGAAAACTTTCAAAAGATGCAACTGATTTTTGATAATCAGTTTGTAATGCAATCGGTTTTTCCGTTGTTGCCATATAAAACTCCTGTGGTTTTAAGCAATTTTAAACCAAAAAGTGCAAATGTGTAAGTTATTTAAGTTTATTTACTTGATGTTTTGTAATCTTGCCTTTTTCAGCAATGATGCGTAGATGCCTTTCTATCTCTGGTAGTAACAATATGGATCTGTGTAAATCTTCTCTCGTTTTAACGTCGTCAATATCTCTATTGCTTAACCAATAAGCAATATATTCTGCTTTAAGAGATTCAAGAGCTTTTTTAAAAACCTCACTCTCTAATATTTTCTCCGCTTCCAATCCGTCTAGGATTGCTCTTTGTTTTTCTGACATAAATTATGCAATTTCCCTAGGACCTAACAACGCTCTAATTCTTTCCATTTCTTCTCTTGATATAGCGCCAGCGCCTACTGGAGCGATTGAAGGTTTTAGGTTAATCTCTGGAGCTGGCCTCATAGGAATCATTGGTTTTGGTGCAGGCATGGGTGCTTGCGGTGTAAGTTGTTGACCCATAGGTTGCGTCGGTGAGAATGACATGCCAGGTTGTACTACTTGGCTAAAAGGCATACCACCTGCAATGCTTCTTGCGTAATCAAAAGCAGAAGTGTCCATTGGGCCGCCTAGTAAACCGCCGCCCATAGAAGGAGCTGGTCCTGACAACATTCCTGCTGGAGCTTTAGGTGCTGCCATAGCTGTTAGCGCTTGTGGAATTGTGTTTGCTAATACTGGTCCAACACCAGGTACAAAAGATAAACCAATAGAAGCTAACGCTCCTAACTCTGGGTTGTCTCTAAAGCTACCAAATATTCCTTCTCCGCTAGGGTCT